CCCAGCCGATATATCAGCACAAAGAAGAACACCGCCATGACAGCGAATACAGGCACTTGCAGAGCGGCGGGAAGCCAACCGAAGAACGCCAGTAGAAACGAATGCATCTTGTAAACTCCTTTCTAGGTCAGCATCTTGACGATACCGAAAAGGCTGACCACGGTCACGCAGAGAACAATAACAGCCCGAATTTCAGCGGGGAGTGCTTCAAACGAAGCCATGAAAAGTCCAAAAGCTTTTAGAATATCGCTAGGTAAATTAAGGACGCCCTGCGCCACTTCCATTTGATTGCCCCCCTCTGTTGAATATGCCGAATACATCACTTGAACTGTCAGTGATAGAGCTAAAGAAATCTCGCAAGCTGTTCGGGATGAAGTCCAGTAGCAGATTCACAAAGAATCCGAAGAAGTCAGCTAATAAGCTGAACATAATTTCAAAGATATTTCCGCTTCCGCTGTGACTACCGCCACTGCCGCCAGAGGGGGGAGGCTGTCCGTCGTATTGCCTATATCTTTCATTGCAGGTTACACACCTATAGTCCGTATAGCCTTGACTGGATATCACGTTACCCTCATCGTCATATTCAACCGGAACGTAACCAGTACCAACCCAAATATGACCACCTGCGGCAGAATTGACTGTGTGAGTTTCGGTACAAGTAGAGTCAGCGCAATAATATTCGTCCTTGCCATCGGTTGTGCATGTAGCTGCAAAGCTTGCTTCCTGTAATCTTAGCCAGCTATGAACGTGTGCAGTCGGTGCGGGTGGTGTTGGTGTCGGCTCTGGGCCGGCAACGGGAGCGGCGTAATAGTAGTTATTCACCGTGCTGCTGCCTTCTTGGATAACAACGCTATCGTCACCATAGCGAATTGTTACTTGCGTGTTGTCCGCGGTAGTTAGGGTATATTCACGGGCGCTGTAGTCATATGTCCAGTCGGTGAAACTGGTGGTTGTGTTCGTGGCGGGATTGTAAAACGTGTTGTTCGTCTCATCCACGAAGCTTACATTTTCGTAAACAGTATTATCGCTACCCATGACGTTGATACCCGTGTTCGTCAGGCGTGAGCCAGAGCCGCCGATGGGAGCAGTAAAGCCGTTAGGCGTGTAATTGTATGGTTCGTAGTAATATGCCGCACGGTAAAAAATTGTTCCGAGAGAATCACGAACGCCACCATATGCACTTATAGCGGTAAGACCATTGCTTAAAACCGTTGCGCCTGCAGGAATGGAAATTCTGTTTGTTGCTCCGTGCCAAGAAGTAACGGAAAGTGTTTTATCGTTTTCCGCTAATTTCATTTGAGAAGAACCACCGCTAACGGAAACGCCAACGTAAGAGCTAAGAGCATTACCGCCCGAAACTGAAATATCAGCTACAATACTTAAATAACCAGTCGAGGGAAAAACGAAACCCGCTAAATAGTCATATGCATAAATCTCTTGAATGACAGTCGGACTGTCGGAGTAAAAAGCTTTCGTCAATGAACTGAATGCGGGGTATGAATTGTGCGCATGACCATAGGTTGAAGTCAATGTTCCACGCATCGGAATCAAATAGCCACCAGCACCGATTTCAACCGTGCCGAGCGAGTCTTGCACATCCTGGACATAATCGTCATAGGCTTGCTCCGGCGTGCCGTCGAAGCCATCCCAAAAAGCGCCAATGGTGTTATTCCAGACCGTGGCGGCATCGTTGCCAATTTCATGGCTAAAGTCGTACACATATTCCCAGAAGCTTTTGCGGACATATTCCAGCGGGTTTGCGGCGTGGGCGGTGGGAAATAGACTGGCGGTCAACGCCACAACAAGAATTATTGAAATAATGCGCTTCTTCATCACGGCATTGACCGCCTTTCATTGATTCGGGTTAGACAGGGGAGAGGGGAGAGCCGGACAGGCTCGCCAGCATCTCCACTGTGACTGATGCTTGCTGTAAGATGATGTTGTGACCGGAGCTTGTGAGGGCTTGCCACACTCGAACGGCGGTCATCATGTCCGTGTATTTGGCATGAATGCGACCAGTCCGCTTTTCAATCAGGAGAAATAAATCCATAATGCGTTACCTACTTTGCAGCAGGTGCTTGCGGGTGCAGGAAGAACCGTTCCACATAGAGCCGACCGTCACGGGTTGCAGCCATAGAGAAGATGAGATTGTCTCCCATGACCGGAGTAATGCCGCTCTTGGCGATGCAGCCAGCCGAAAGGAAGTGTTCTTTGACCTCAACGCCCTCGCCGTAGTCGGCGGGGTAGGGTTCGCTGCAACTGACGATGAAATTGCGCTCCATTGCGCCTGTGTTCTTGTTCTGCTTTTCATAGCTTCTCAATCCAATAACTTTCATTTTTTTTACCTACTTTCTTTATCTACAAGGCTTTGCGCCTAGTTCCCTTAATTGGTCTCGCAGCTCCGCATTGATGCCGACCTGACCGCCATACTTCATGCCGATGCGGGTTATCTCTGCGTCTCGCTGGGCGATGGTTTCGTCTTTTTCCTCTAGGAGTCGTTTCATAGCTGCCATTTTTTCGTTCTCCTCAATGACGATGTGCAGGGTTTGCTTGCGGCGTGGTGGGCGGGTCATGACTTCACCATATCAACACAATCTACGAAAGCGACAAGGCGCTCAAAATCAATCGAATAACCGAGACATTCACAAACAACCTTTATCCCGTCCATTTCGCCACCTATCCCCATCATTTTAAGAGCAAGGTCAGCCTTTTCCCTATCATCCGTTGAAGCATCGTATTTCCGCATCATGCTTTCAAGCTGGGATTGCCTAAGACGAAGTTCCAAACCAATTGCCACACGTTCATTCCTTGTCATTTTCATCACTCTTTCACTTTTTTATGGGGAGAAGCTCTGGAATAAAATGCTCGCAGCTTGTGCAGAGCAGCGGCTGACTGCATGGCTCTGCGGTGCAACAACAAAAGCCAGTTTCAGCCATCGGCACAGCGTGCGGCCAGTCAAACCCGAACTGAACATAGAATAACTTAGCTGTTTGCAAGCGGGCTTTCAGCTCTGCAACTCGAATCTCCATCAAATGCCGATATGTAACGTCTCGTGCGCACTGAACATCGGCTTCACGATAGGCAAGTGTTGCTTGCCATTGCTGAATATTCTTGTCCATGAAATCCTTTTTCATTGCATCCATTTTCAATCACTCTTTCATTACTTTCTCGGAAGAAGCTCTGCGCAGAGCGTATCACTCTCAAACTCACAAAGCATGCGACCCGTTTTAATAACGGAAATCAGCGGTTTTTCATTGGGGAAGCCGTAGGCACCGTCATATATTTCCTTTAGAGCCGCACGGCTGGAAGTGGCGTACACTATGCGCAGCTCCCGCCATTTGTTTGTATCGTAGTCGTAAATGGAAATTCTATAGCGCTTCTTCATTCGGTAGTGTCCTCCTGCTCGCTGTACTGGCTAAGGTCTACGCCGTAGAACTCCTTGACGATGTGACGGATGGCTGCGCCAGCGAAAGGGCTTTTGCAGATGTCAAACATGATGTAGTCGAAAACTTGGTCAACGGTCATGTTGTCTGTGTGCTTGGGTTCAGACTTGAAGTTTTTGCGGCGGTCAATGGTTTCGAGGATTTCTTGTTTTATGGTTTTCATTTTCAATCACTCTTTCATACTTTTTCTACGCTGATAGCGCAATTATCAAACTCATAAATGCAGTGACCTTGCATGACACGACGAACGATGCAACCATAGCGGTCTTTAATCTCACGAGCCTCACGCACTCGCCGCAGTGCTTCAATGTTAGACGGTGCAGCTTGCATGCCTATCTCAATCCATTTTCCGTTAAGGCCACGGAGCGAAATCTTGTACACACAATTCATTTTCAATCACTCTTTCATTCATTTTTATTCAAACTTTCTTGATATCCAAATGGATATCACATCACCTATTTTATAGCCAATCGGATATACTGTCAATAGCCGAACGGATATAATCCTAAGTTTGTAATATCGTACAGAATAGGGGAGTAGAAATTGGATAATTATTATAAAAGATTAAGGGAATTGCGAGAAGATAACGACCTAACACAGCGGCAAATTGCAGAACAATTAAATATGCCACAGTCGCAATACAACCGATATGAAAGAGGATTAAGAGATATTCCCACAGATATATTAAAAATGCTATGCAATATGTACCATGTTTCAGCAGATTATATACTTGAACTCCCGAACGGCTTAAACAGACCGAGGACATAAAAAAGCCCCAGCCGATGAGGGCTGGAGCTTTCCATGAAAGGAGGTGGCACGAATGAATGGAATTTTTACGACAGCATGGAACGCTATCACATGGATAGTAGATGTTGTCACCCAAAACAAAGAGCTTTTTATATTTTTAGGAATAAGCTCCTTATTTGGCAATCTAGCAAAAAAGAGATAGCACCACCACCGAGAACGGCTTTAGTTGACGCTAGAGCCGTTTTCATGCTAGGATAGAGGAAATCTGAGCCGAGAGGGGGAAAGTGGGCGAATTGTAGAAACTTCGCAAAATGCCACGATTGCGAAATTAGCTACCTTTCCGAAAGGTCAAAAACAAGGGCGATAATAACCACGGAAAGAATAAACAAAATCACTGATTGAATAACATCCATTTTCTTCACTCGCTTTCTTTTGGTGCGACCTCGCAGAGCATAAACCGCCCGTAGTCGCTCTCTATAATTTTTGTGTAATCCGCAGAGTTAAAGACTTCGCCAAATTCAGCCGCAGAGCTTTCCAGGTATTCAATTTTCGGCTCTTCCAAATTGCGGCTTGCCCAATACCGTTTTTTTCCTTTCGGAACGCTGAAACACTTGGTTAGATATTTGCCGATGTAGCTTGCCACTCTCGCACGGTCACGAATAGCCGTTGCAGTCGTGAAGCCCCATTCGAAATTGGCGATATTATAGATGTCATCCTTGTGATGGACAAGCTTCATGTCGCCAGAGATAAGACCGTGAAAGTGATAAGCTCCGTCCTTGTGTTGCTCTGCTACCAATACCCATTTGCCACCACGCTTACTTAACCAGTTAGTGAAACGCCCGACACACTTTGCGCAAGCTTCGTAGTCATAGCGGTTTACCTTTTCGGGGGAGAGTGTAAGAGTGACAAACCAATCGAAGTCATTCGACCTTGCAAGGTCATACACTCTTTGGATTGCTCGCTTGTTGCTGTCAATTTTCTTTCGCTCAACGGTGCTACCGTCATGCTCATGCTCAATTTCTTCTAGCGTATAATCCCGATTCCGTGGCTTTTCATAAAACATGAAAGACTGCGTACCGTCTGCGTATGTTTTCACACGCAGGTTATACCACATAGAAACGTCCTTTCTTTGCTTGGTGTAAAGTAGAAGCCCCTTACCGCTTGGCATTTAAGTGAGGTTACTGTCAAGTAGAGGAGAGCCGCCGCCCTGCGGGGCGTCGGAGGGCACGGAAAAGACAATATCCGCTGCGGCGTATATTGCACTTTTCCTCGCCGCCGTTTTTATTCCTCTGTTACTTTTTCAGTGCGCCAGACTTTCCATTCCTTTTCAGGGAGTGGGGGATATTCGTAGGAGTCGAACATCTTCCAGAGCGGGGGACAGAATGTCCACTTGCTATCTAAGACAGGGAAGCCGAAATTATACATGTCGGAGATTTTGTGCGTCATTTCATCAATACCGACTTTGCGCTTGATGCGCTTTGTCACAATGAAGAACGGTATCAGAGATTTTTTGACCACAAAGAAGTTTTGCGCCAGTCTGCGAAGGGTAACTTCCATGTCCTCGTGGGATTGGCTGAATACATCAATGGACACACCATAATGACGGTGATATTTGAAAAACTGGATAGCCGACTGCGGGAATGTTTTGTGCTTTCTGCTGTTGAATTCGATTCCTGCTTCATCAATAATCATCTTTCCATCAGAAATCATCACATTTCCAATATCAGTAGTGCAATCCAATTGATAGGTATTTTTGATAGGAACATTGGAGTAAACAGGTATTTCCCTTTTCCAGCTTTTACCGTTAATAATCCATTGGGAGAGCTTGCAGGGGAATCTCTTGCAAAGTCTGATAATGATGCTTTCATAAGAGCATTTTTTTGAAAGATAGGCGGCATAAGTAGTTTTACCAGACCCAGGCACTCCGAAGTATACATTAAGGGCAATAGGGTGCTTGGGACGGCGTATACCGTCAAAAAAAGCCCATAGGGCAGCAATCAAAAATATATAAAACATAGGTTCATACCTCGATTCATTTCATTAATGAGCGGGAGAGATACGGCGGACTTTGTTCCGCCGTGTCTCTCCCTTTTCCCTGTTACACAAGGCGTTTGAAGTAGCCGATAGCGATACCGCCGAAGCCGAGGACGCAGCCGAGCAGCATCAGAGGTTCACCAGTGACGGTGCTGGCAACAGTGCCAACCCAGCCGATAGCCGTAGTAAACACTTCGCCGACAGTAGTCAAAAGAGCAGTCATAGTCATTTCATACCTTCCTTTCTAAAAAATCCTAAGAAACAATTATCTTCACTGCCTTACAAATGAGTATAAGACAGACCAGACCGAACAAATAAAT